AACATTCGCATACACATTCTTGACAGGCTGCCAAGTACCAGAAACATTTGCGTAAGGGCGATCTAAACTAGCTAACTCCTGCCAACCTGATCCGTCTTTAACATAAGTAGCCATAATTAATACTTCAACCAGATATCTCCGGAACTCCCACCGCTGGGGGCAGAAGTCGAAATAGTAATAGTGTTATTAGAACTGTCACCAGTAATAAAAACGCCTGCAACTTTTGACGGTGCGATAGCAGCCGAAGCGTTAATGTCTGCATCAACGATAGTCCCGTCAGCGATCTTCGCTGAAGTAACAGAACTGTCAGCAATCGCAGCAGTATCAACAGCGTTGTCGGCCAACTCTGAAGAACCAACAGCATTAGCCGCAATCTTCGCAGCAGTAATAGCATCATCAGCGATACCAGCAGTAGCGACCTGACCCCACTCAGGAGCAGTCGCACCACTATTCACCTTCAACACCTGAGCCGCAGTACCAATACCGACACGAGCGAACGTAGAAGCACCATGAATAAGAATGTCACCCTGCGTCGTTAACGTCGAAGCAAGTTCGTTAGCCTCATCAGCATCAGTAGCAGTAAACACAGGATAAACAGTTGATCCGGAAGCATGCAAGAACGCTGCCGTACCATCCATGCCACGATTAGCAGCAACAGAAGGAGTCGCATAAATATTGATCGTCGTATCAGTAGCACCAGCACGAGTAACCAAAATCTTTTCTTCGTTAGAAGTACCAGGCTCAACCACCACAAAAAACGGTGGCGTACCGTAAGGCCAACCCGTATAAGCAGCAATAGTAAACGTTGTCGCTCCCGATGCTGCGATACTTGTACCTGTGGTGGTACTTGCTGCACCACCCTTATATGATCTGCGTGTCTTTGCCATGATAATCCTTATGCTGTAAGTGAACGTAAAGTAACAACTGCTGTACCATCAAAAATCCAGTTTTTGAGATGAGAGTCAACTGGTATCCATTCGACGTTTTCAACAATAACTTTGAATGTTTCTTCGCCTTCCTGGTATGTAGTAATACGAGTATCGGCAATAAGATTGCGTAAGAACGCTAACTCATTGTTGACATCGTAATAATATTCTCTGTTTGCACGATTAAGTTTTTGGTGTAACAAAATGGGGACAGAGAACAGTTCTGATCGTTTAGGTGCAGGGAACGCACGAACTTGCCAACGAGTCAATGTCGGCCCAACAGTTGAGTCAGTAGCACTACGAGTAAAAGTAATTTTGAAAGCTGCTTCACCGAATGATGTGTCTGAACCGTCAAGAGTTTTCTCTGTCACACCAGGAGTATCAAAGGTTGCTAAAGATTCGTAGCCACCGTTGTCAAGGTTCAAAGCGAACGTGAGTGACCCTGTTAGCGGTAGGGTACGGAAGTCTACGAAGGTAGCGAACTTGGGGTCGGGGATTCCCCAACGCCATGAACCTGTTTCTATATATCCTGTTGACGCAAGATTGGTGGCATGTTCACGATACAACCCTTGCCCTGATACAGAGAACACACGGTATTCACCCCAGTTAACTACTGCGTTTACTGCACCTTGGACATCAGCCATAAGATCAGAAGCATAAGCAGGTTCGTTAACACTATTGAACTGCGATAAATCAATGCGCCCTAAACCTGTAGATGTCGCATCAAAGTTTGTCCACCCGTACCATACGAAACGACCGTCACCGACCGCACATTTGACACTGCTTGTCGTTTCCAAAAGAGGCCCGACTATCAAATCTGCCTCACTGTCAGCAGTAGCCAAACGGATACCTTTATTTGTTCCGATACAAACATTACCTAAATATCCGGTCAACGAAGAAAGAGTTTCACCTAACGGGAGTTCAGCAGCAACAACAGGAACGTTTAGTGTGCCATCGGCTTTAACAGTTATCTTGTAAACAATTGCGGTTAAACCTGCATTACCACCTACATAGATAGCGTTTTGTCCAGCACAAGAATCAACAAAATCAAATGATGTGTTGGGATGCTCATAGAACGGGGTATGTGATCCACCCGAACCGGTAGGTAAATGGATGTGATTGTCATGCAAAGCTATGATTCGGCTTTTCGCATACTTCAACGAGTTGTAGGTATATGCGGTTGAACCTGATGTCGGATAATATTGGGCGACAGAAGCCCCACCCGCAGTAGAAGAATAAATAGCGTTGTTGTTGTACGAAACAAAAACTTTTGTACCGTCAGTTGTTAACGCTTCAATCGCTGCCGTTGGCGCACCAGTAGTGACGCTAGTCCAACTAGACAAGTTGGTCGTATATTTTAATGTGTTACCGTCACCGACATACAAATAACTACCGACGACAACCATAGGTAAATTAGTGTTTGCAGAATCTAAAATTTCTGAAGTTGTCTTTAACATTGACAACTGGCCTTTAGTCCACGGATCAATATTCTTAGACGAATAAAACCTAGTGTCAACACCCTCAGCGGTATCGCCGTACTTTTGTGCAGAACCCTTATGCCACGAGACTTGTCCACGCCGCCACAAACCTTGCGGGTTAATTGCACCCTCACCAGGAATATTGGAATCGTCAGCAGAGTCACGCAATCGTTGTTCAAATGCACGACCGAAACGACCAGATTTCAAATCCAACATGTACGGTCGACCAGCGATAGCGACAGGGAAAATGTCTGGTACTAAACCTGAAATACCTGTACCTGTATAGAACGCAGGCCCACCCACATATGGGGTAGTAAATCTAGTTAGCGTAGCCATCGGCTACTTCCTGAAACGCAGAGGATACTGGCGGGTAAGACGAGATGCTTCAGCAATAATACGATCTCGACGCAAACGCAACAAGTTGTTGATGCTATTTGTGACAGACCCAGCAGGTACTTCGTCAGCACGACGAGTGTCACCCTGAGATTCAGTGAAGTTACGTTTCACTTCACGACCAGCAACCATACGTATTTGGACACCCAACACGAGTAGGTCTTCTAACTCTGTGCCAACACCCGCTGTGTCAAGTACCGTTGCTTCAGTAGCGAGCGTACCGTAAGGAGCTTTGTAGATCACACGGACAGTACCGGAACGCACATAGGAGTCAAAAGCGAGAACAAACCCTGAAGCGAAGTCTGCGGTTGGCATGTCTCGTAGTAGTCGAACGTTACGCACTACAGGGTAGTCGTCGTTCAGGTAGCGGTATCGGACATCGTATAGGTCAATCATGCTGGTGACACCCGTAAGGTTCACCATGCGATCCGATCCGTTGTACGACAGGTCTACTGTTTTGATTTGGAACAACCCGTTTAGCGGTGACGATAGATCAGACAGTTCAGCGTTCAATGCTGTCAACATTTGTCCACGAGGGAACCGAGGACTCACCGTAGCAATATCGCCTGCCGTATGAGCAGCAGCAACAGACCCGCCGTAACCTCGTTCAACAGTCACAGTTTTAGAAGTACTGTTTGCTTCCCAAACAAACATCATCTCTGAACCGATCTCAAAGACAGTGTTTTCACGAAGCGAACCCAACGCATACGACATCGTGAGCGTGGTTGTGGAGGCATCACAAGAGACCGCAAGTTTGTTGCGTTCTTCTACGACACCTGCCAGCAGAAGCTGGTTGGCTCGATCAAGGATCGTACCTGTTGTAGTCACTTCTTTTTAGCCTTCGGAACACAATTAGGGACAGGTTTACCTGACTTGCCTTTTTTCATACCAACCATCATGTAGTTATCCCAACAGGGTGTTGATTTCTTTTCGGCAGCCATAGCCCCAAGTATACCCTATTCTGTCACACAAATTCGGTAACATTCCCCGACTCCACAAGAACATCAAAAGTAGACACCGGAACCCATTTCAGTTCCCCTTTCGGAATCCTGATCTTATGTGCCCCTATGTCAGCCTCAACCTTTTTTAATGCCCTGACACACACCAGGTTTTCGCCGGCAGGTTTCCACTTTTTTGTAGTCAACATGCCTGTAGGGGGATGGGCTGTCAACAGTTTGTCCACAGTGTTATCCCACGAAAACCCTAAAGTCCGTTTATGCCGAGCTTGCCGTTGAATGAAAGTAGGGCGACCCTTAGCGTAAGCATCTCGCATACTGTCAACCAGTTGGTCGTGGTTAGGGACAAGCCAGTTGCCGATATCTTTGTACGTCTGCATGTGTGCTGTCTCAGGGGAAGCATCCAGGGCATAGTCGAACAGGTGGGAGAACATGAGGTGTCCTGTAGTAGCAGGGGCGATCACCCTGTTACCTAACGCCAACTGCTGTAACGGTATCAACCCGAACCCTTCGCCCCTGGAAGCAGACACGAAACAGTCAGCAGAAGCGTGTAAGTCTCGTTCTTCAGCAACCGACAAGTTATCCCTGACAATGGTCACATTAGGGCCGAGGTTGAACTCTTTAGGGTCATCAAACAGATAGGTGGGAAGTTTGACAATCAGTTCGCTGTCAGGCAAAGCAGCATCATGGAACGCCTGTACCACCTGCGGGATACCTTTGCGTAACCATCCTGAGCCACCGGTCATAAACCTGAACTTAGGGTTATCTTCTACTACTTGGGGTTTCCACACATCATGGTTGACACCTAACGGTACGACATGGACATCAGGGTGGATAGCGTCAAATAGTTCTTTGTTCCAGTCGCAGGGGACTAAGACTCGATCATATGCGGGGAGAAGGCGAGCGAAACGGGGAGGCAAAACATCTGTCTCCCACATAGTTAACACTGCGGTTGACTGACCTTCCCACGACCCTTTAATCATGTCAGGAGTCATACCGTATACGACTGTTCCTGCGTTTTCAGTTTGGTCAATGCGATCTACAGCAACATCCTGTATTTCTTGCATCATCCTGCCGTAGCCGACATGAGGGATGTTGACACCCTGGATGTCGTAAGGGTGTTTCACACGTGGCCTGATTCCACTTGGAACGCTGTCTCAGCCTTTTTCTCTACGTTGGCTGCACCATCAATTTTGTTGGGTTGTAGCCCGTCTGCCCGTAGGCGTTTGTAGGCGGCCATGTCTTTGTCCCATCGGGATTCTGTGGCGTTGATGCGGGCTGCGTCACTGCGACGGTTGGGGGTGCATGACGAGTCCATTGATACCGTTGAGATACGGCATGCGAAACAGCCTTCGACATCAAGAGTGGGGTGGGTTTCTTGGTGTTTAATCATAGTTTTATTATAGTCAGGTGATGTATGCGCTGTATCCTGCGGCGGTCAGGCTGGCAGCTTCAGCATCTGAAACTGTGTAGACATGTCCACCGAGGTAACTGATTTGGATTGTGTCAAAGTCAGCAGGATCGTTTTCGGTATATGAGTTGTCATCTAGTTTATAGACATTTCTGCCACGAGGCAACGACGCAAAATGGCGTAGCAGTCGAAACGCTACCCGCATGTTCTCTGTCGGTGGGGTGTCTAGATCAAAGTCGGTGAGGTTCAGATATGCGTCTGTGGGCGGGGTGAACGTAGGCATCAGGTGACAGTATACCCTGCTGCGACTAGCTGATCTTTTTCGGTTTGGTCTACATAGTAGTCGTGACCGCCGTAATACACTTTGTCTACGAGTGTGGGGTCTAACGGATCGGTGTTGGTGTATGCACCGGTGTTGAGTCGGAAGATGTTTCTTGCTCGATATCCCTGGTTGGCTTTGGCGAATAGTCGGTGTGCGGGTTCGGAGTTGCGGTAGTTGTCCCACGGGAATCTGTCTTCGACTGGTGTGCGGAAGATGAGTGATTTAGTCCAGGTGGCGGTTTGTGTTCCTGCCCCTGATCCTGTGGCGGTACGGACTGGTACACGGATACGGGATGCGGTTTCTGTTCCTAATCCTGAGCCTGTTCCGTTTCTAGGTGCGATGTGTAAACCGACAGCGGTGTCGCTGGTTGTTGATCCTCCTGCACCGTAAGCGGTACGCAAATTCTTGTGGAGGATACTGTTAAGCGATGTGCCTACACCTGACCCTGTTGCAGTTCGTGGTGCTATGTGTAGTCCGGTGGAGTCGAATCCTCCTACACCTGAGCCTGTAGCGGCACGTACTGGTACACGGATGCGAGTGGCTGACTCTGTGCCTGTTCCTGAACCTGTAGCGGTACGGACTGGGTTGATGTTCGAGTCGGCAGTTTCTGTTCCCGTACCTGAACCTGTAGCGATTCTTGCTCGTGTGCTGGCCGATGTAGCGGTTTCTGTGCCTGTACCTGAACCTGTGGCGGTTTGGGTGAATGTGACTACACCGTTGTAGGTGAGGTTGCTGGCGTTGTAGAGGAATAGTGGGTCGTTATATAGGCGAGCCATTAGCTCTCCGGTGACCATTCTTCGGGGGTGTTACCTTCAGCGAGCCATGCTAAATATTCTTGCCAAACAAGGTTCTCGTCATACTGTGTTATTTGTGCGCCATCTTTAAGCATTACGATTGTAAACGGTTGACCATCTAAACCGATTGTTTGTTGAGTAAAGTATTTCATTATAGTTCCGCCGATGCTATCCAATGACCATATATACCGCCACCTACATAAGAGCCACCAGCAAGGCTTAAATAGGGTGTAAAACTTGTTTCTGAAGCATAAGCAGTAGTCGGTGTACCGCTACCACCACCGCTAGTGTTAAAATAATCCCATCCCACCCCGCCAGTACTATTTCGGTAGTAAGTAATTGTTGTTGGGGCAACTCGCATCGGCACTCGTAATTGGATAGTGCCAAGCATGATAGCAAACACATTGCTAGTCCCATAGAAAGAATAATGTCCTGTGTCAGTTACAGTTGCAGGAGCAGTATTAGTGGCATAACTTTTTTGGTAGTATCGTTGACACAACGCTAGTTCAGTTTGCATAGGTCGCTGCTCTAATGGTGTAGCAACACTACCTTCTTCCAACTGGACTCCAGTAATCTCAAAATATTCGTTAGCACCAGCAGTACCAGTAGGAGTGTAACCAAAAAGCGGACTTAATTCTTTTGAAGTTGTAGGTATAGTGCCCGTAATCGAATATCTTACCCACGATGAAGTCAATGTAAAAGTAGTTGAGAACGCTACAGCGGAACCTGTGTAACCTGACACAAAAAGATTTTGGTCTGTTCCTGTACCGTAATACAATGTTGCTTGAAACGCTCCCGCACCTGAAGGAAAGTTTGCGCCTTTACGAGCATAGAAAGAAAGAGTTGCAGTTTTCCCTGAAACTTTAATTGACTCCTGTGTTTCCATTGGTTGAGTAAAAAACATGAAGTTTGTTGCTGTTGCACCACTATTGCGTTGAACTCTTGCACAATATTGAACATTAGGTAAAACACTTGTATCTGATGTTGGCTGACGACTAATGGTTGCACCATTGTAAGATTGGTGATACCAGAGGTCAGCGGTATAACCCTGAGTGCTAATCGCTACTGATGTGCCTCGTTGCCAAACACCAAAATTGCCGTTAATAACTTTGTTACGGAAACCCTGATATGGACTATGGTAATCCGTACCCTGAAGGAACTGTGTAGCCTCAACTGTACCGTTAACATCTAAAGTATATGCGGGACTAGCATTAGCAATACCAACACGATTATTAGTTGAATCAACTTTTAGAGTATTAGTATCAACTGTCACATCACCAGTAACAGTCAATGACCCCAAAGCACCAACACTAGTAATACCAGCATATGAACCACTCATACGACCAGCAGGAACAGTACCACTAGTAAGATTAGAAGCATTAATGTTAGTAATCTTATAATCCAACGATGAAGTCACCGCCGAACCATTAACACCAACCTTCGCCTCCAACGCCTCAATCGCATCATTAGCATCAGCATGCTGACCAGCATGATCCGGCGACGCAAGCGTATTACCCGAAGTCGGATTAGTTAAAGCATCAAGCCCAGTAGGAAACGAAGTAGCCAACTACAATCAGTCCAACGACAATGTAAGGCTAGTGATCTGGAACGTATCCCCAGCAGTCACAGCAGCAGACGAAGCCAAAGCACCACTCCACAAACAATTACCACTAGTCGAAGCATCCCACAACGACCAATGCGAATAAGTCTCAGTCGTAGACACATTAGTCCACTCAACCGTCGCACTAGAAACCATCGAACCACCCGACGCAGCACTAAACGAAACCGACTTACGAGTCGCCTCAACCGCAGCATTAGAAGTCCCATCCTCACCAGGATCACCCAAATGCAACTTCAAATACGGCGTAGCCACAGCAAACGAAGTGTTACGCAACGTATTAAGAAACGCTAACTCACCATAATTAGAAATACTCATCAAACACTCCTACAAAAAGAAAAACTGGGTGGCACGACACCATTGTATCGCACCACCCAGCCTTCACACCGGACAAACTCAGAGAGAGCTTGCAGACTCGATTCGGCGCAACGAAGCCTCACGGAAACGACCGTAGCCACCCAACCAGTACCAACCGATTGGCTGGAGACGGTTCAAGGTGTCAACCACAGGGCCACGAACAACCTTCGGGACAGCACCGTTACCGTCAATTGACGAGTACGCCTTAGCCAAAGCCTGACGACCCATCACGTGAGTGCAGTAAACTTCGATAGTTCCGGTTGAACCCGAACCGTCAGAAGCGTTCTGGAACACCTTTGCACGAGGAGTTTCGATGAAACGGACACCTTCAAAAGCACCGATTTCGGCGTTGTAGATGTTCGAGGTATCTTGGTACACGTGCGGGTCACGCCAAGCAGCAGCACCAGTTTCACGACGCAAGTCATAAGCAACATCGGGGTGGATGTAAGCCATGTACAAACCGTTGAAAGTAGGAACGTTAGCACCACGAAGCTGTGCGGTCACCTTACGGATGTCGTTAGCTTCGATGATGTCAGCGGCCTTAACCGTGGTACGGCTCGTTGGGGTGCTTGATCCGCCACCACCGTAGATCACGTTTGATCCACCAGCGAGAACTTCACGAGCAACTTCGTCAATTGAAGCACCAGCGTTGTAACCAACGATGTTAGCAGCAGCCGAGTCAACGTCAAGGAAAGCAGTTCCACGCAACTTAGCGGTGGTGATAACGGCATTACCGTATTCGTTGAGGGTAACCGTAACCTGCGAATCGCTCAAAGCGGGAGCAGTAACGTCAGTGGTTTCCGACAAGGTGCTGGTAGCGGTAGCAAGATCGTTGAAGATCGTGAACGTTACGCCAGTACCAGGCATAGCCTGTTGCGTCGGTTGGACATCCGCAGCCGCATCGAACAACAGTTCTGAACGGAGAGCGAAATAAGCCAGGCGATCAAACGCCACCTGGTCAACTGATAGGGAGGATGTTTCTGTATAAGCCATGAGATTTGCCTTTCGGGGCTAGTTTTGTTGGAGAGACCTTACTTCTTCCAGCAACATCTCAATCTCAGCTTGGCTAGTAGCCTTACTGATCCGAGTCACCATGTCCACAGGGGCTTCACCAACAGTGTTACCGGAAGCGGCCTGATTGGTTCTGTCCCAACCTTTAGCTTCCTGCGCTACCTGTGCAGCCTTAGTATCTTGGATAAGTCTCGCTTCGATAGCAGCGGCTCTAATAGCATCAGGGGAAAGTTCACCGTCATAAGCCTTCACGAAATACTTTGCCATCGGATCGGCAGAATCAACTCCTGCTCTTACGAAAGCTAGTTCACGTGCGGCGTTAGAGGCTTCGTCGGCCCTAGCCTTCAGTGCTGCGTTTTCCGATTCAAGCTGCTTCATGCGATCACGCAGAGGATTTCGGCCTGTTTCTTGTTCATCGAATTCGATGTCGCTGTCCATATGTACACTCCTTTGCCCAGAACCACCACGGAGGCATGGCGGTTCGCTGCTTACAACCCGTTAAGGTGTTCCTGCCTATTGGCATCGGATTAAGTGTAGCACATTATTTGTAGGATGCAAGTACCTACGCTAAAGCGGTTTGTCCTTGACCTTGCCCAGCGAAACCTCCGCCACCCTGGAAGGCTGCGGTTCGTTCCGCTTGCTTCTTACGGAGGCGTTGAGCAGCAGCAGCGTCAGTAGCGAACACTGCCCCGATCTGTTCCTCTTGAGTCATACCGACACCTTGTTCGCCGGCAAGAGGGTTGAACAGTTCTTGTGCCTGACCGAGCGTAGCGAACCCTTGTCGAGCCTGCTCCACATTGATGCCAGCCTGTGCCAACTGCTCACCCTGCTGGGCTGTGATAGCCAATCCTGCCTGCCTGGTAGCTTCAGAAGCGATTTGGGCAGACTTAGCTTGCTCAACAAGCATAGGAGCAGCTTTCGTAGGGTCTAGGAAGTAGGCGGCCAGTTGACTGTCGTTCACACCGTATAACCGTTGCATCTCTTGGATGACCTGCGGGTCAGCGTTCTTGACTGCTTCGTATCCCTGATTGACACGGGTGGCAAGTTCAGCAACCGAAATGTCGCCACCGATCATCGCAGTGAAATCGTCGTTGCTGTCATAGAAACCTGGGGGCATACCGGCAGAACGTAACTGTTGACGGTAAGCGTTCTCCAAATACAAGTATTCGTTCTCTGACAGAACGTTATATCCTGCTCTGCGTCGAGCCTCGTTGCCAGCGAACCTTGTCTTATACTGCTCAGTTTCACGCATACGACCACGAATGATGTTCTCATCTAACACGTTCTCTTTGAACACAAGATCGTTCACGAACTGTGTGAGGCTACCTAAACCGTAGCGTTCTAAGTCTTGCCCAATGATGGCATATGCTGACTGTGGTGCGCCTGTATCGCTCATATCATATCTTTCCGAAAAGGTTTGCTAAACCGGATGTGACTTGGTATGCCCGTGAACGAGCCTCATTAGTGTACTCGTAACCCAATGACCGTTCTGAACGGAGATAAGTTCCCCACTCATTAGAATTCATAGGCCGCTGTTCACCCTTGTCGGTAGTGAACGTGATTGCTTTAGACCATTTCGGATCAGTGAAGTCAATGGTATCAGGGTTCATTTCTAATGTTCGAGCAGCCGCTTGCTTATACGGATCGGTGATTTGCCCAAATGTTAAACCTTGATCCAACTGTGTGGCGATACCAGGGAACAATGTTTTAGCAGTATTCAAAGCGTACTGTTGAAACGACTTTGTATTTTCTTGTCCACGAGCAACTTTGTCAACCCAAGTGTTGAATGTTTGATCGGATAACTGGATACCGTAATCGGCTGCGGTTTGTTTCAATTGTTGACCCAAGAAACCTGTTCTTAAACCTGACATACCACCAGAAGTTTTTGATGCTTCTGCACCAATAGCGTTATTGAGAACTTGTGTATCCCACGATCCACGCAAACTATCCTCAGCCATTTTTTTAATTGTCGCATCATCAAGACTGACACCAAGATTTAATGCTGTTTCACGAATAGTTGCTGAACGGTTGTCAATTTGTTGCTGTGTTGTAGCAGGGTCAAGTGCTTTATTTGCATCCCATGTTCGTGTTGACGCAGAAGTAGTTTTATACCATGTCGTCTGTTGCAATTCATAAGTAAATTTAGATTCAGACCATTTACCTTCAACAGCATTTTTTAACAGTTCTCTCAATTCTGTTGAGCCTTCGATTAACGAGTAATAGCCACCATATTGTTCTTTAGCGGCTGTCTCCCAATCAACTTCAGCACCAGGAATCGGTATCCCGTTTGCTGTCATCAATTTGCCTACATCTTCCCAATTGACACCAGACAAATCTGGGGGGCCAGAAGGTTCAGGTTTCGGTTCAGGTTTCGGTTTATCCTTCTTTTTAGGAACAAACTTATCAAACTTGCCTACAGCACCAGGAGCATAACCACCAATATCAATAGGGCCAACAGGAGGAGTGCCTTCAACTTTTTTAGTAGCCATCACAAACTTCCAATCGCATCAACGAACTTATTAATATAACCAAGATACTCATATGCCTTAGCTTCAGTGGGCGCAGTTTGTTCAGCAAACTGTTGAGCAGCAACATCAGAACCAGCAACACGAGTAACAACACCAGAAGCCTTTTGTGCTTGCAACTCCTGAGCCTGATACGCCTTCACAAAACGGTCTACATCCTCATCATTTAACTCTCGACCAAGAGTTTCCTGAGACACCTTTTTAGCAATAAGTTTTAGTTCTTCAGGGTTAGAAATAACATAACTAGGTGTGCTGCCACCACTACCACGTTTAATCGCAGGCCCACCAGCAATAAGAGTTGAAAGAGTGTTCTCTTTCTCCAAACCTAAATAGTTAGACGACTGCAACCATTGAGCAATACCGTTTAACTGAGAACTATAATCATCAACACCAGCCTTAGATAAAAACCCTGCTGAAACAAGTTGTTCCATTTTAGCGGCACGTTCTCTAGGGTTATATGATGCCCAAAGACGACCAGGTTCATTTTCAAGATCGTAATAGAAAGGCGAACCTTGAACTAACTCAAGTTTACCTTTAGCGTTTACAAGACCTGGCCCGTTATAAACTTCCCATTTACCGTTCACAACCCTAAGTCGTTGACCAGGAGTATAAGTAACAATTTCGCTAGCAGCTTCTTTGCCTTGTACATTACCTAAGTTCTCTATAGCACTCGTCGTACCAGCAGAACCAGGAGGAGTAGTAGTCGGCGGTGTGCCATCTTTGATTTTACGTGTAGCCATAATAAATTACCTTTCTAAATCCACTTCAGAGAACAAAATACGATCCCACAATCGAGCAAACTCCGGATACTGACCCACCAAACGTTCGCCTTCTTGACGCAAAATACCAGTCAAATCACTATTAGCCTCAGCACCCAAACCGACACCACGTTCAGCAGCGATCTCTAAAGCAAAATCACGAACATCTAAATACTGGCGGGCAGCAATAGCAATATTGTTGTCATCCATACGACTATCAAAAGCAGCTTCATACAGAACACTGATATCGGCAGGTGTTTTATTAGTGTTGATATCGGCACGTTCAAAACCAGGGTACTGCTCATATAAATCTTTACGGTAATCAGAAATGATTTGTTTTTCTTCTTTAGATGGTTTAGGGCCAGCGTATCGCACAACTTCACGATATAAAGCGACACCGACAAGACGTTGAGATTCCTCAATAAGTTCGTCAGGTTCTAACATTTCACGCAAACCAAGTTCGATTTGTCGTGTGTAAACCTGATAATCAAACTCTGAACCTACAGGAGCGAAATACCCTGCGACTTCTTTATAGGTATCAAAGAACTTACTGTTGTCACGTTCCCACGCAGCGAACTCTTTTGAAGCATCCAAACCGCCAACAGTTGACTTAGTTTTACCTGCCATATATAGGAAAGCGTCGTCACCGAAAGTTTCCATAAATTTGCGTACAGCAGTATCGTAATCTTCGTCTTGGAGTTGCCTAAAATATTTCGCTAACTCTGCACCGTGAATGTCAACTTTGGATAAATCTAACTTTTCTTCACCCACAGTAATAGTTTGTTGACGTTTTTCTTCCAATAACGGAACTTCAACTTTTGGTACAGGTCGAGTCGGGCCGAGGAACTGACCGAAGGCTCGCATACCTAAAAGATAGCGAGCTTTATCAATAGCGTCTTCTTCTAATTCTTTACCACCAGCAAGAGTCGTCAAATCATATTTGCCACTCATTGCTAAAGCTTCCATAGCTTGCATTGTCATGTCACCAAAAAGACGATCATTGTCAGGATTAGCGACCCATGCTTCCATCGCTTTGTTGAACCATGATGGCATAATTACCCAGTCAACTTCTGGTGCGCCATAAGGGATAACAAGTTTTCTTACCCAGTCGTAAGACGGTTTTTGTGGAAGAATTTTGTTTGCTGCGAATTGAACAAATGGGCTTACACCAGGGGTTAACTGTAAACCCATGTTCAAAGATTTTGCTGGGGCGACCATATTGACACCTAAATCTCCGACACCAGCATTAACAGGGCCAGCAAGTTTAGATCCTGCAAACCCACCAGCGACTGCGCCACCCACTCCACCAACGATGAAACCCAATGCTGCTCCACCGGCGGTAAGGAACGGTGCAAAATCTTCTGATAGTGGATAGTTAAAAACATACTCCCCGCTTGTTGGGTCTTTGTAGAAGAACCCTCGACTGTCATTATCAGGGTCAGCGGTTGTAAGACTTTGTACAGTCTTAGTTGTTCGTTTGAAAGCTTCGGGGTCAGTGGATAATGTTTTAGCCCAATTCTTTGTTACTTCTGCCCACGCTGAACCGAACGGTGCGATGATTCGCATGATGTCAGCAAAGTTAGATTTTTCGGTTGCGTTATAAAACAGTTTTTTGGTTTCGTCTAATGCGTAACCTTTGGCGTAAGCATCAAGTTCTTCGCGCATAAGATTGCCTTTTGATGGCAACTTTCCTGAATCTTTGTCCAACAGTTTTTGTGCCAACTTTTTACTGCCAACATATTTCTCCAAAAATTTGACATCGTATGTTACTTTGGCTGCTTTGGCTGCGTCTTGAACACTACGCAAAATTTCTGTTGCTTGACCAGGTGCAAGTTCATCAAGAAATTCGTCAATAACATTAAAGTATTGTTGTCTAAAAACAGGAGACCTATTCAAAAACAGTTCACGTTTCGGGTATAGAGAACCAAAAAAGATATCAACGGCTTTATCCATCCCGTTAACAATTGGTGCAAGCCGACCTTGATAACCCTGTGCAGAAACAGTGACTTGTGCTTTATACCATTTAGTCAACTGAATGTTTGGGTCTTTGACAATCGTATTTATCTCGCTCAAAAATTCGTCGCTGTAACCCTTGATTTCACCTGTTCGATGTTTGAACAAAGCGTCAATAATTTTTCCTTGTGAGTCAGTCCACGATCCATTAGCAACAACTTCTAACAATCGAGGATCATTACCGGTTGATTGAGCAAGACGACCAAAAGTAACACTTTCAATATATTCTGCTACTTCGTCTAAATTGATTCTGCCTGCTTTATCAATAAACGTTGCAGACCCACGGACAGGTGAGCCAGTAGAAGGATCAATAATTGTTCGGTTAGTCCAAATGTTTTGCATTGTGCGAATATATTTTTCGCCTTCAGGCGTTGTAGAAACCCAATCTAAAATTGTTTCTGTCAATGTTTTGCCAGGAGCAGCTTCACCTTTAGCAGCGATTCTCATAGCCTCATCGCCATGAAGCAAAGCCATCTCAGCAGCAACAGCCTTACCAAAAGCTTCAGGCCCGTTACCGATTTCGTAACGAGTCCACACACCAGTTTTCTGTTCACGAGACAACACATTCGTTGGGGCGTTCATTTCACGAATAGAAAAACCAGCAGAATCAGCAAGTTCATGTTGACCTGCACGAATCAAATCTTCAGGATCACCCTTAAATGAAAAACCTAAAATGTCGCCTTGAAACTTTTTGAACATAGCGACTTGGATCAAATCTAACGGGTGGAATATTCCTGTTTGAATATTCGGTGCAAAAGATTGACGTAGCAAAGAGTCACTCATGTTACGCAAAACATATCCGCCAGTCATCAAAGTCATTGGCCGCCACAACTCGTTTTGCAATGATTCAATAACAGAAATAGGGAAACGCAATTTACCAAATCTATTTCCTCTTGTTACAGCATCTGCTGTGGTTAGCCACGCCAAAGGATTTTTTTGTGAAGCAATGCGTCGAACTCGGCGAGGGTCAGCCAAAAAGATTGCATGCTTCAACGCTTCAGACTGCACAATCGCAGTATTCAAAGGTTGATTAACGGTTATGACACGACCAGTATCAGACACAAAAGTAAACAAGCCACCAAAATCTGCGGAAGTACCAAGATCGTCAATAGCACCATACAAAGTGTCATCTACGATCTCCTTAAAACCTTTCCAGCCTTCATGAAGTTTGTTATTCAAAACATCATTGACACCCATTTTGGCGAAAGAAGCCCTAGAAATTTCTTCAATTTCTTTAACAACATTACGAACAGAACCATCAGCCTCGTTCAACGCACGAGTCAACATGTTCACATATTTAACACGGTCACCTTCATCCATTTTGATGGCCCGCAAATAGTTCTTAACATTTTTAATAGATTGAGCAACTTCACGATCCGAACCACCAGCAACCACAACATGCTGACCTGGCAAGTTCGCTATAAGTCGAGCAACCTTAGATTCTTTCTGTGTACCAAAATACGGCAACTCACGCTTCACCGTATCCCACCGTGAAATGTTTACATCATCAATACTTCTAGGGCCGATACCACGAGTGATGTCGCCCAAACCGAGCGTGTCATTCAACAATCTTTGGACACTAGCAACATCTTTAACATCTGTTACTTGCTGCCAAAATTTTGCGTTAGCAGTAGGGAAAATTTCCATTGCTTCATCAACAGAATCTATTTTCACTATCCGTTCAATAACACTACGACCAGAAGAAGATCGCAGAAAGTCAGTAACTTTTGATGGGATAATCATTGCTGATTCTGCATTAGTTAAACCAGCCAAAGTACGCAAAGGCAAAACTGCCTCAGCACCAACCTTAGCCCCCTGCACTACAGCCTTCCCACCAGGGAAAGACGGGACAGCAAGAGCGACACCCATATCAATCAAACCTGAAAGAATGTTGTATTCAACAGAACCTGGTTGCGTAACAACATTGGCTAACACTCGACCAGGGTTGGCCGCTTTGCCATCAATTGTTCCTCGTGCTTCACGAGCCGCTTCACCTTGAATCGCCATAATTTCTTGGCTAGGGAAAAAGCCTGTCCCGATCAGATCAGGGTTTTGAGTCATCGCACCTAATAATGTTTGATCCCACAAAATTGCTGACGGTCTGCCTGTACCGGTTGTGAACTCAGGAACAGTTTGTGCGCCAGTACCTAAAATGTCACCGACACCGATAGCGGTAGTAGGGTTTAACGGAGGGCTTTTAGGGACAACAGTGGGTGTTAAGTCAACTGTTCCTGTTGAAGTTGCTTGACCAAATGCTTGCTGGACACCTGACATGATTGTTGTGCCTACATAGCCAGCAGCACCGCTAACTACATCAGGGACATAGTTCACGCCTGCTTGTCCCCAACGCAAAGCACCCTTAGCTTTATCAGAAACGTTGCGTTCAAACCAACTTTTCTTTTTCGGTGGTTTATAGTTACGCAACTTATCTTGAATAGATTTTAATGTGACACTAGACAAAAAATCTTTAGCAGTTTTTTCATCCATGACACCTTCCGCATACGCTTTAGCGGTAGGGATCAAAACATTAAAATTTGCGTCAGGATAAGTTTTATAAAAATCTGTTATGTAATCAGATAATTGAGGAGTAACAGTTGAATTAGTAAGAATGACACGTTGATTAGCCGCATCATTCTCATCATCGATTTGATCTTCTTCTGTTTTTGTGAAAGGGAAAGGCATTACATCTTCCCATTTGTGTATGCAGAAATAACTTCTAACAAACCATCAGAAGGGTACATGCGATACAAGGCTTTCAAAGTTTCAAGATTGTCGTCAACAGGTATGAAACGTGGGCGTAAACCTGCTTGCATAGCATTAGGGCCAGCACCAATATCAGCACCAGCAGTAATCGGTTCATCAGGTCGTTCAGTAGGGCGGGTTAAAGACTGTGCGCCAGGAACAGGTCGAGCAACCTGCTGTGCCTGAACATCCGCCGGCGCAGAACCAGGCGACACTGCTTGCTGAGAAGAAGCCTGCTGTGTAGCCTGCCCATAAGTCTGTCCCGTAAACGCAACCTTTTTAGTTGCAGGGTTACGCAAATCTGAACGGTTCGGATAATCGACCATTTAGCCCCCCAATTGAGCGAGTAATGATTGGATGTCAGGTTGACCCTGTGCGCCTTCGGGTGGAGCGACAGGTTGTTCAGCCCCCATACCTGGAGGAGCAAGACCTGGCATAGTTTCAGGTGCGCCCTGCGGTGCTTCAGCGGCCTGACGTTCCTTAGCAGCAGTATCAACTTCGGCGACAGCGTCAAACAACGATTTGTTTTCCATAATAACTTTTTTGACAAGTGAAGCGAGATCGGCAGGCTGATACGGTGACTGCGGGCTAGCGGCCTGCTGCTGGATAGACGACAACAACGCTGCTTCGACACCTTCACCGATAATGCGATCATGTTCCATATCAGGATCACTGATAAGCGGATCGGCTTCACGAGCAGATTCCTTAGACATCAAACCAGTACCGACACGTTGACCCAAACCAATAATTAAATTATTGACATCAGAACCCGCTGCCGAATAAGCGACATAATGGAAATCTGTTTCCCAAATTTTGTTAGGCGTGTAATCAACTTTGCCTGTCCCCGCACGACCAGGAAGGAAAAACATTTTAGGAGTGTCACCCCAATACGCTTTCTCAATAGCAATAGCGATCTTGTCTTCTTCAAGAATAGAAGAAGCAAACACTTCCTGTGCTTCCTGAACACGGAAGTCAACAGTAGCCGACAACACGTTTTCTCCACGCCGGCCTGTACGAATGTTAGAACCTGATTCTCCACCGAACTCTGCGGGGATAGAACCTTCAAGTCGTTCCTGTCGTTCCAAACGATCAAGGGCAGTATCGGTTTTGTAGCCTGGGTTGACCTGCTGGATTTGGATGTCGCCACCCTTAACAACACCAAGCAAACCTGTCTTACCGTCAGCGACCTGCAAAATTTCGGGGTTTTCACCTGGGCGAGCAACAAGGTACTCGTCAGGAAAAATGCCTCGTTCAATAGCGATCTCAGTAAGAGCTTGCAGTCTTGCCCGTGTATAGAACATTCCCATGAGACCGTCGAACTGTCCGTGTGGGCGATCAAGAGTGATTCGTTGCGGAACAACACACAACGGCATACCGGTGCGGTTCACGATGCGTTCTAGTTCAATAAAGTCTAAACCTGAGCGTTCGTATTGTGTAAGTTGCGGGTTGTCTTCTGCACCGATAACACCAAGTACAAGTTCGTTTTCATCAACGTATTCAATGATGGTGAACATCGTGTCGTATTCAACTTTGCCTAAACGTAAACGGCCATCAACAAGACCTGCGTAGTTCATTACCAGCCACGAGTAGGGTTTGCGGTATGTGAAAATGCAATCATTTGGGACAGGGTTGTCAGGATCGTCTGACGGGCAAGGGAAAGTATCTAGCGGGTTACGGACATGCCAGCGTGGAGTCAATGTTCTGAAGTCAGGCTTCAGAATGACTGGTGCTGATGCGTATGCGAGGAAGTGTCTGGCACGTCGACGCATCTTCATGTTCATACGGTTCTGATCCCAAATAGACAGCATCGCTTTTTTGCGTAGTGAAGCCATTTCTTTAGATCGTTCTGAACCTTCCCTGAACGGAGGGAAATATGGGGATGGCATCGTTGACGACACCCGCATAGACATCTGATCCAAACCCTGAACAAGCAAGTTAGCAACAGAAGATTTAGCGTTACGATCCAACTCATTAAGCGGAACAATAATGTCACCGTTAGCTAGTTCTCGTACCCTCTGCATCTGCTGATGTACAGGGCCGAGCGAACGACGACGATGGTTGTACAGTGCAACTATTTCTTCAATTGATCGCATAGTTACCATTTCACCTTGTTAGCCCAATAAGCAGCAGACATTTTACCTTTAGCAATATTCGAGGCATGACGAGCCTTAAACGATTCCCGTCGATTACGAGAAGCATCAGACTCGCCGGCTTTTGCTGGTGACCCTGACACACCTTGTTGACCGAACCTAATAAGTTTTACCGTACTACCTTCTTTGGCTAGTACGGCATGCGACTTTTTTGGGTTTGACGGGGTGCGTTTAGGTTTGTTGTAGCCAGCAAACGTTTCGCCTCGATATTCAATTGGCATGTGTTAGTTGTTACTTCATTTTCTTGTTTGGATTTGAAGCCGAACGACCACCGCCACCGGTGCGGTTGCCTTCACTCTTATGAGTTGCGCTTGGCTTACTGCGCAAACCTTGACGCATCAAAAGTTCTGCACGACCATTAACGATCTGTTCTGCTTTTGACTTCGTGACACCATACTTAACCAATACCGCAACTTCTTTGTCAAAACGGTCAGGGGTAGAACCGCCACGTGATTTTGCATCTTTCATGTTATCTCCTTATTTCATTTTCTTGGTTGCCATTTTAGCGGCAGCAGGCTTACGCTTATTGCGTTGCTCCTCCATACCGCCACCATAAGCAACAAACCGTTGAGTAGCGACCTTAGCTGCAGCAGCCATCAAAGTACGATTGTTGTACTTATCGGTCAAAGCCGATTCAGCAACAACATCCTGAAACTGTTGAACAGCCTGTGTCGTTGAACGGACACCCTTAAACTCGCCCATAGCAGTACCAGGATAGCGACGCTTGATAGCGGCAACTGCTTGGTCAACAGGGGTAGATGAACTTACTTTTTTAGCGGCCATTATGCTTTCTTCTTTTTCATCGAAGTAGTCATCTTAGAACTAGAAGACTTCTTGGCTGCGGCTTTAGCGGCTTTCATGCCAGCAGCAGTGTAAGGAAACTTTTTATTACCGACTTGTGGCACAGGAAATCCTTTGCTAGTAGTTGCTCTAAATATACCACAGAAACTGTCTACAACCACGAAGGTCTCCATCTTTGTGCAGGCAGACGAGGCGCAGACAACCGTGGCGCATGAAGAAGTGTAAACCACAACGACATCGCAAGGTCAGTACCCTTCTTCTTATCCTTAGTCCAAGAACATAACTCCTCGATCAAAGCCAAAGTTTTCCAGTTACCCGACAAAGTGGGTAGACGTAGTGAACCCGACCGGACAATTGGTGGAATCAAAGCTTCCAACCCCAAGTTTTCATCCAACTTGTTGCGAGAAGTCGTGTGAGGAATGATGTTTACCCCACGGGAAGCCTGCCAGCGACGCACAAAATCGTGTGCCAACAAGAAACGCTGGGCCGCATTAACCTCAACAATGATGTGAGTCACCGGATAACCCATTTCGTCGGCTCGACACACCCAATCTTCAAGAATACCGGTGTACTCACCCGTTGCCATCTGCCAACCCAACAGTTCTTCGGCAGTTAGTTTCACTCTTTCAATGTCAACGACATGGTATAACCCCAGGTCAGGTTGCACAATTGTCCAAATGACACCCCAGAACTGTGAAGGTGACGGGTCAACAGAGATAATTGACACCCACGGAGCAGATAACCCACGTTGAATATTCCCAGGTTGCCTGTCCCTGTCCAAACATCCAGGGTACTGCACCCCGTCAACACCCATACCACCAGTCAGCATGGTGCGTTCAACCAACTGGTAGTCCAAATCGATATCTTCTTGCTGATATACAACCCTGAATTTGGATGGCTGGTTGTATTTGATAAACGATAAGTCTTTCCACGGTAGACGTACCGGATCAAGTAGCGGGCCGTTCGGCCACGGTAACGCTTTCTTAGAACGGGACTTGATTCCCGTATCTAATTCTTCGTAGTACGCCTTATAAATGATGTGGTGATACTTCTGTTTCTTAACAGGGTCTTTTAACTGTTCTTCGACAGTGGCATCCTCACCCGACGCATCATCATCATCCTCGATATCGTCATATGTGATTTTATTGAGGCAGTGAGCGTACAAGTCTCCTGGGCCGAGCCTCTGCCCGATTACAGCGACTAGTCCGCCTGGATCGCAACGAGCTTCAGCCATCGAATCCCACCGTTCCAGTAGGCGGTCACGAGAAGTGGACTCTTTAGCGTTTTCTGTAGACGCAACGTCATCAAACAAACAGAGGTCGGCACGATGTCCAATGAACTCTGAGTCGATACCGTAAGCCGAAACGGTCGGTTCTTTGTTTTCGAGCATGCCGATGTTGAGTTGTTCAACAATGAATTCTTCGGCTCGCCACAATGAACCGCTAGCGGTAGGTTTGAACCTGCCGTAATCGTGTGCCAAACATCCCTCAGCGTCAACCGCTAACCCTTTGCGTACCAGTTCAGGGTCAGCAATCAGACGGGTGGGGCGTTCTAAGGTTTCACGGATACGACGAGAATACATTTTGGCTAGCGTCTGCGAAATAGACCCGATCAGCACACGGATAGACCGGTTACGAACAATGCACCACACAGCAACGTCATGGAACAGCGTAGATTTTCCTGCACCAGGGGGACAGTTCAAGACTAGGAATTCTTTTTCTTCAGATTCCAAATATTCCACAATGCGTAAAGCGGCTTCTACCTGCCACGGTGACGACACACGCCCCAAATACACTCGACGGAAATACTCAAAATCATCCCATCCATGCTTCGCCCGTTCCGATAATCGGGCATACGGGATAACGGGAGGTAACTCTGCGGTCTGATCTATCGTCGCCCGCAACTCAGCAACTTTATCACCGTTACGGTGCGCTTTAACCCCCGACACTTTGACTTCAAGGTTAGCTGCCTGCAACTCTGCCTGCATCTTACGACGCTTACTATCCCACTCTTGACCAGTGTTGTAATGAATACCCGCAATTTTGCAGGCTTCCTTGATAGTTATGCCGGCGGCACGAGCTTCCCAAAACCTGATCTTGTCTTCGGGAGTAATAAACTTGCGGCCACTATTTTTGTTACCAGTCATCGTCTACCGATCATATACCCAACGAGACCCCTGCCCACTGAAAGGGGGTGAGATGGGCAGGGGTTCGCTATGGGGGTCAACTCGGAGAGAGTACAAGTTGACAAGAAATAGTATAGCGCACCCAAAACAAAAATGTGTGATATGCTCAAAACAGTAAATGCCCCCGCACAGCGATAACTGTCGGGGGCCGGACAACCAAAGCGGTGATTGCCATTAGTAATGATATCAAATCTTCCTCCGCAGAAAGCGACAACTACTTCGCTATTTTGCCTGAGTGGATTCTTTACTCCCAAAAGAGTCCCGTAGCTATCTGCGTATACGCAGTCCTCAACAGATACGCCAACCAAAAAGGCACATGTTTTCCCAGCAGAAAAACGATAGCCGAAAAAATTGGGGTATCAATCAGATCAGTTGACAAAGCTATCAAAGAACTTCAAGAATTAGGTGCAGTACACGTTGAGCATCGAACTGTAGGTGAAGGTGAACTGCTGCAATATCAAAGCAACATCTACCATCTGATAACCAAACAACCTAGTGCAGAAAACGACACTACCCTAGTGCAAAAAACGACACCACCCTGGTGCAAATTTGACGCTACCCCTAGTGCAGAAAACGACACTCTAATCAAAGCCAATATTAAACAGAGTCAATTAACCATAGAAATACAGGCAACAGAAAATTTCAACACCTTCTGGTCTATCTACCCACGCAAAAAAGGAAAAGCAGAAGCCAAACTAGCTTTCAGCAAAGCACTCAAAAAAACGGATGCCGAAACCATCCTCTCAGGAGCAAAAAAATATGCTCTCGAAAGACAAGACCAAGACATGCAATACACTGCATGGGCATCCACCTGGCTCAACCAAGAACGCTGGGAAGACGAACCCGACACCCAGTCGGCCAACCCCACAAAACCCACCCGCTTCCTCACCAAACGAGAACTAGACGACCAACGCACCAAAGAAGCGTTCGCAATCATCCACCAAACCAAACAGAAAGAACTAGAACAATGACAAAAAGACTCGTAACATTCAGCTACAGAAAAAATGAGCCGGAACCCCATGCGTCACAAAGCATGTGGGACTACATCAACGAACAACTCCTATTCGCCAAAGAATTCGGAGACAAAAATGTTAGAAAAGCTATAGCCGTAGGAATAGCCCAACACTGCCAAGCAATGAACTGGGACTTAGAAGACCTACTTATTCTGTTCACAGACCGAGCAACAGCACTACAGAAACCGCACGTTCTTAATGCCCGCCCACACAAAAGGTACGACCAATGAACAGAACAGAAATCATCGCCCTACTCGGCTACTGCAAAGGACTCGACGGAAGAATCGACAACGGAGAAATCACCACCGAAGCCTGGCACAACATACTCCCCGAAAAACTCACCCTCCAAACAGCAATCAACTACGCCCAAGACCACTACAGCCACAACACCACAACCATCATGCCCGCATACTTCATAGGCCGCCACCGCACAGACACCACCCCCACCTACAAACCCACACCCATCGACAACCGACCCGACAACAAACCAATCTCCTTCCACGAATGGTACCGGCGAGTCCAAAACGGAAAAATATTTGACCCCGAAACCGGAGAAAAAATCGGCCCAGAAAACGTGACACCCTCACTCTTTGCACTCCTAGATAAAGAAGAAGGCAGAGGAATCAGCACCATCAAAGTGCTATAATAACCTCACAACTGAATAACGAACAGGACTAGAGAGTCCACTAGACCCACCAGCAGCTGAACCTGGCCGAGGATGACACACCGAAAGGTGGGTAGACCCGCATCCAACGAGATGAGGGATCAGCGCACCAACGTACAAGGCAAAAGGTTGTCCACCCAATAACTGACCGGCTCCCAGAAACAAGCACACATGCGTTTCAAATAGTGGGGGGAATAACCCTACAGACCAGTCAACCAACCATACACATAAACATACACTCCACTGCATAAACATCCACCCCACTCACAGTGACAAAACACACCAAACCACCACTCTCCGTGAGCAGTAAAAACCACACATCCGTATAACAGGTAATATATATGTACCTGTGCGGGTAGCTCGGCAGACCCCCCGTTAGCGTTCCGTTGGTGGCGGTAGGGTGGCCGGCTTGAATGTTTCGGTAGGGCGGGTGGCTATCCGTTCCGAATGATCGACCTACCCGATACCCCCCCAACTAGACCACGGTTCGACACTCACCCGATACGAGGGAGACAATGCCGGCGAGATCATCACGGCCTGACCGGTGGCGAGAGTGTGCGGGGTGAGAGTGTCGCGCCTACTTAGTTGGTGTCTGTGTGTCTGTGTGAGTGTGTGTGTGTCGGCTATTTTGTCATGACGTTATTCGGGGGGTATTGTTGGGGGGTAGTTATTTTGTCATGACGTAATAGGGGTGTGTCGAATGTCACAAGATTAGGGGTTGACATTCTTTTAGGGTTGGGGGTAGTGTTCATATTGTCACAACGACACAACGACAGAGAGAGAGCTGAGAGATGTATCTATTGGCAAGTAGTTTTGATGAATATGTAAGTAAGCAAGGGGATATTTCCCGCAACGATTACGTAACGGTCATGGCATGGTTAAATGATCTAAAAGCTACGGGACAGATATCCGATATCAAAGAATTGCAATACTTGACGGTGACGGATTTAGTCAAGCTTTTGTGTGACTAGTCGCCACGGCCTAGCCCGTTAGGGGTAGTCGGGTCATACCGGCACTAGGCACTACTCACCTATTCGGGGTGAGAGAATGAGAGATAGAGCGATGAAGTGTTCAATTTGTGAAAGCCCGAATGTGGCGGTTATTGCCCATACGTTAGGTGATAACGGTATCGTCGATCATTTGTTATGCGCTAAGTGTGACGAATATTGCCGGCCTGATAGTTTCGTGGCTACCCCGCCGGCGTATGTTCGCCCCGACAGTAACGGGGCGTTTATTTCGTGGGATTAGTGTCAAGGCCTAGCCCGTAAGGGGTAGCCCGTCATAGGGCGACTAGGCACTACTCGCCCAACCGTGGCGGGTTCAATAGAGAGAGAGAGAGAGTTAGAGCTATGAGAGCAAACTACGACCCCATAAATGGAGACTATTCGTTAGGTGATTATTCCCTATCGCACGAGGCCACAGAACTAGTGCTATACGCACAGAACGATTACCGGAACTATAAGGCCTATATCGTGCCTATGTTGAAAGCGTGCCAAAAGCACTACGACAAGGGTCAAGGTGACTATGAGAGAGTCATAGCAGGGTTCACTAGAGTATTCTTGCCTATCGCCCGAAACTATGTTCTAGAACATTGCGGAATGACTGACAGTGTGCGGGGGATATTCCCGCCATCTGTCCGCCGTGAGTGTGGGCGACATATGGCGGAATATTTCCTAGCCGAATATCACGCTAACGGGGGCGGTTGGTCATGAGAGACCCCGAATGTAGTTTAGGGTTCGTTCATTGTGAACGGGTCACGGCATGGCCTGCGGGGTGGCAGATAGTAGCCGTTCTGGCGGGGGTAGTTGTTGCGGGTTGGTTGGTCTATCGTTCTCGATAGCGTTCAATCCTGCCCTAGCCGTTTAGCGGTAGACCCGTCATAGGGTAACTAGGGACTATCGGGCGCAATCCTGCCCCGATTATTTAGAGAATGGGAATATATGAGTGACGTTAGAAAAGTAACTAGCCAACTAATCGATCTAGTCGATGATGGCCTACTTACGTGGGAACAAATAGCTATGGAATGTTTATCGTATATGTCCGAATGTCAGGTGGCAGATATGGCATATTGTGGCTATTTGATCAATGATGAGAGTGAGAGTGCCGAATGAATTACATTAGCCACGATATAGCCGTATGCGAAACATGTTATGTTTCCTATCATTACGGGGTTGACGGTATCGAATACCCGTTAGACACTACGACAGAACTAGCCCCGTTGGAACTCATACCGGCGGATTACGATATAACCGATATCTCATATTCGCCATTAGATGACGGGCATAAAGTGTTTTCTAAATCCCCGTGTGACGGGTGCGGGTCATTGTTGGCAGGTAGCCGTTGGGCGTTAGTAGTTAGTGAGATCACGGTATGAACGGGCGTAGGTATGTCGAATATTCTGACGGGGTGACTATGACGGTAGGCCACGAAACTATCGAGGTGGCCTATGTAACCGATAGCGGTTACCGTGTCCGTCAACGGTATAGCGGGTATACCCGCCGACAGTGTGTAGCTATGTTTCGTGAATACTTGCGAACACTTGAGAAATGCCAACCAATCGACCAAACCGATAACGGCGTTCTAGATTGGGAAACTATTGTTAGAGCGTGTCTATCGTATATGCCAAAAAATAACGGGGCAGATATTGACACGGGTTCAACCCTGCCGTAGTTTTAGAGTTAGTTAGCCGTGGCCTATCGGGGGTACTTGCGGGTTCGATACCCGCCACGGCACTCTCACCAATTCCGGTGAGTAAATAGAGAATGGGATATAGCACTATGACGGCAATAGATAATGTTCAAGGGTTCACTAGTAACCCTGACGGGGTAGGTAATAACTATCTCGCTAAGGTATTGGTGGCTAGCGGTAAGTTGGCTAGTCCTGATATTTCACGTGGCACTATTTCTAGTGTCAAGGTTCAAGCGTTCGGGGATACCGTCACGTTCACGGGGTGCGATAGCTACCGGCTTATTGAGGTAACCGTGGATATGCCTAATGCCGGCGAATGGTTAGCCTTGCCGAACGGTAAAGAATTGGCTAAGGCTAGTTCTTTTGTTAAGGGTCAGGGTACGGCTACGTTTATTCTGGCCGATAATCAACTAGTTATTTCTAGCGGTAAGGGTAGCGTGAACGTTCAAGGGTTGAATGTTGATATCTACGGTATCTATCCGAATGTCGATCAACTATTCGATTATGGAATTGACGGTAGCGGGTGGCCTGAGAGCACCGTGAACTATAACGGCGACCTATTGGGTGAGACACTTAGCCTTATCGCCGATATTGTCGATCATGGCGGTAAGGGTGCTACGGGTGGCCATGTCACTATTGAACGGTTAGTGCCACGTGCCATTATTACGGCAGAACGTGACGGTATCAAGGTACGGGCTACTCTCATGCCGTTGCGCAAGTAATCCGGTTACGCCTAGCCCGTTGGGGGTTCTCTAGGTTCGATACCTAGCTAGGCACTACCGCTAATTCTGGCGGTAATAATGAATGGGAGATAGTTATGAGATATTTAGTTCATAGGGGTACGGGTACTATTTTGGGGGTCAATGATGATCTAGTCATTGTTGATATCGACGATAGTAATTTAGATATCGACGAGGCCGATATTCTTGAATTGGCAGATAAAGCTATTTCTAACTATAAGGCCGTTATCGGCACACTGTATGAATTGCCGTTAATTCTTACTGATGAGGCTATTTCTAGCGAATTGAATGATTACGCTTATAATTGGTCAGAGTTCGAGATAGTTGAGGCAGACAATGACCCTTATGTTTACTGTCTCAATAATCCTGATACGTGGCCGTTAATCCGTGACGCTATTATCGAGGATAACGCTTTATGGAATGAGTACGCCGATACCTGGTCTAACGCTATTCATACGGTAGCTACCGATCATCGTTACCGTAATGAGGTGGCAGAATGATTATCGAAATAAATAACCATAAAATTGGTGAGTACGATATCGACTATTCGGTCACGTTCTGTTGCGAACATATGACTATTGTCGTAGGCGTTTACGTTCCGTCTACTAATGAGAACCCTGATGATGATGATGAGAATAGAGCTATTGAATTAGCCGACAGAATTATTCAGGACTATTACGGGTTCTCACCTATGTCGTTCTGCCACGAAACTATTGTCGATATTTGTGGGGTAGTCCGATGATATTTGCCGAACATTTAGGTACAGCATGCCCCGTATGCGATGACATAATGACCGAACACTCTAACTATCGACCCGTATGGTCTGATGATTATGACAATATCGTATGCCAACACTGTCTAGACACTACCCGTTGCCACGTTTGCCACGTCACGGGGGTAGGGGTTGAGAACAATATTTGTGATGAATGTTTTACCAATATGCCGATAGGAGTGTGGGTATCGTGAGTAATTTTATTCAATGCCCTGTCGGTATCGACGCTAATGACCCGCATACTTTTATAGCGGGTCAGGGGCGTTTAGCGTTCTACGACATTATGGGTCTATCCGGTCACTACCGTGAAATATGTCAAGAATGTAGCCACCCTATGAATGAACCCGTAGTAGACGGGGGACTAGAACTAGCCCCTGATCTAGCTATCTATTCGGTATGGGTTGGGGGTGGCGAGATCAACGATCACGCTCTAACGCCCCGTCAGGCTATCGACCTATCATATGAATGGATAGGTCAGGGTTACGATGATGTGGCTATCGACCTATTTTATGGCGGTAGCGGTACGTTAGAACTACCGCCAGAATATAAGGTGGCTATCTTGAATTGGGCGACTAGTCAAGCTAACGCTCTCACTATGGCCGAATATGGGGGTGACTATTGGAATGTATGGGCTAGCCCGTGTCTCAAATACCGTTTAGATATCAACATTAGTAGCCACCGTGACCCTGATGGCGATATTGCCCGTATATGCGCATACCAAACGTACACTGACACTGATGGATATGAGAATACCCGTCATGGTGGGTACGCCTATATTGGTACTGTCGATATCTCTCATATGCGATAACCCCCAATATGAGAGAACGCCTACATCGTTGGGCGATCTGTCGGCCTATTCTTGGCATATTTGTCAAGGGTAGGCCGATAGTTTTACGCCCACCTAACTATCACGTAGTACGGCACACTAGGTTCAATATTTATTGGCGTGACCCGTACAATTTACGAACTAATGCCACCGGCCATTTATCCGAATGGGGCAAACTAGGTCACGCTTGGCGGTTCAGTACGGTAGAACTAGCCACGGGGGTACTATCTGAGATGAATGAGAACGGCATAATCGAGAGCTATCCGTATGATGACTAACTAGTTACCGTTATACGTACTGTCGGCAATAGGTCACGGGCTAACCCCCGTGGCCTATTTGCTATTTGGGGGTAGGTCGAATGTAGCCCCAATTCCGGTGGCATACCCCTGCCCCGCCCGCACTGTATCGGGAGTTGCGCTCAATCCTGCCCCAACAGTTGCGCTCAATCCTGCTAACGACTATACCGTGGGTCACGTTCGATAGGTTTACGTTGCGCTGAACGAAGGATTACACGTTGCGATGGGAGTACCCCGCCATATACGCCGGCGTTGTCTTGGTCTTGGGGGAATGATAGTGCGTAATCGAGGCATTGTAGCCGTACTGGACACCCTGGTGTTCCTGTGGTTGCGCTCAATCCTGTCTTTGGATCAACGATTTCGGTGAGTGTGCCGTTGCAGAAGGTTACGGCTTGACGTTGGGTGTGTATGTCGCCGTTCTCGGCAAAGAATAGGCGTGTGTCTGTACCTTTGCATAGTGCTTGTTGTAACCATTCTTCGTTCATAGTTCTATGGGCATAACAATTATTGGGGTTCGTTTGCCGACCCATGCACCGAGGCAGTTGTAGTCTATGTATTCGACTGCTTCGTCGTAGTCCATTTGGTCACGCTCAATGAGGGTGTCTATCATTTTTTGGTATGAGTAGATGGCTATTTCTGGTTCGTTGATTCGTTGTGAGTAGCCGAGGAACGCTTCGTCGAATCCATCCATGAGTAGGACTCTCATGCTGTTGTCTTTGAAGTATTGGTCGATCTGTTCTCGGTTCATTTTCCTGCCCTCCAAAGAGCTACTAGTAAAGCGAAACTATGAATGATGATAAGTGCTGTCAAGAATATGTCCATCAGAATAGTTCTTCCTCTACAACTTTGACATTCATTTCTTTGAGAAGTATCCGGCGTTTCTTTTGTGTGAGACCACCCCAAACACCCTGTAACCGTGAATGTTGAGCAAGTTTTAGGCTGTACTCTCGGCACTGTTCTATTACCGGACATGTAGCGCACGTAGCTAATGCTTTTTGGCGTAGTTCGTAATCTAATTTTTCACCGAAGAACATGTCGGTCATGCCTTTGCATGCTGCATCAGCGAACCATGAAGGTGTTTTTTCTGCGATCATATTTGTCTCTCTCTGTTTGTTATTCAGTTTTAAGGTATGCCCAGGGTCGCCACCCTGACGAGTTCTGTAATGCTACAGCGAATGTGAGGTTGTGTCTAGCAATCTTCATCATGTCACGGTCAATGCCCATTTGTAAAGCCCAGATTTTATGAACGTTCCACTGGATTTGAGCTAGCCCGACCGAACCATTTGCGTCTAACCCATCAATGCACCGGCTTTCGACCCACAAGACTCGTGACCACGTAGGCCAGTCGTTGATGTCGCCACCAACTTCTAGCAGTAACGGTAACCATTCGGCGCAACGGGGGTACATGATGCCCATAGTTTCAACTATCGGGTTGATCGTTGTCGTCGTTGTAGGAGGCACTGTAGTTGTAGTGGTCGTAACGGCAACAGTTGTTTCAACGGGGGCAATAGAGACCGTTACAGGGGGCAATGCGGGCTGCGGAATCACACTTGCTGTACCGCATCCAACCAATAGCAATAAAGGTAGTAAACGTTTCATATGTTTTCTCTCTCTCAGTAGCCAGCTTGCTTCAGCAAGTCGACCATCTTTTCTAAAGTCATAACACAATATTGTTGTGCAGGATCACCAACTCCCATACGTTTAGCGATCAACACACCGAAGTCAGCGTGAGCGTTAGTCGTTTCGACCGCTGTCTCACGCAACCATTCGGACAACTTTAATGTCTTATGATTTTTACATTCCCAAACGATACCTGGTGTACCGGTGATATCCCCCTCGTCGAACTGGCCTGTTAAAGCTTTGCGTTCGGCGTGGGGGAAACCGTGTTCTTGTAAATATCGGGTGACCAGCGTTTCAAATGCTGTCCCTTTTTGTTTCTGCTTGCTCATTGACGGACTCCAATGGTATTCGCTGCAACCGTTTACTTTTACAAGTGTGCATTGGCACACCGTTCAACGGTACATGTGTTACTAATGTTGTCCTGCATAAGGGACACCACCAGTTTACCTTATGTCCATCAGAAAGGCGGTTCGTCATCATCAATTACATCTGCATGCAGGGCTTTTGCGGCACGAGCAATAGGGTCACTAGCACCCCAACGTAACGATACAGCTACTTCGTCAGCGAGAACTTCGACACGCTTCGCTTTCGTTCCGTCTTTCTTTTCGTAACCTTCGATCTGTAAGCGACCAAGTACGACGACTCGCAAACCTTTCGCTACTTTGTCGGCAACAATTTCTGCTTGTTCACCGAACACTACGATGTCATGCCAAGTTGTTTTCTTGTTGTCGTCTTTGCCGTATGTATCAGCGACACTGAATTTGAGGATCGCTAAATTAGCCGGCGTGTATTTGAGTTCGGGGTCTCGCCCGATGTTTCCTGCGACGGTGATGTTGTTCATTTGTTTTGGCTCATTTCTTTGAAGGCGGCACGAAGTTTGTTCATGTCGTCGTTGGTTACATTAGATAGGTCTACGCCAGCAGTGTCGGCTACTTTGTCGTGGTCAAGGTTTGCGTCAGCGCATGCTTTAATGAACTTGCCGATGATCTCAGGGTCTACAGGGATCGTTGATGTTACTGCGATGTCTGCTACTGGTTTTGGTGCGGGCTTGCGAATAGTCGTACTTTTTTGTGGGGTTGGTGCGTGACCGCCCAGGTCTTCCCATTCGTTCTTAGTCCACAACGATAGGCTGATACCGAATCGCATTGCAGCGTTGCGTAAGAAGTCACCGACAAGTTCTTTGTCTAGTTCTTGTTTGTCTGCACGAACGCTACCGACACCGAGCATGGGCTTGTCGTGGACATATAGGAATCCCCACATGGTTGCCATACCGTTTTCGACATGGATTGCTGGCCTGCCGTTGACCCAACCGCATGGTTCCCACCACCACAGTGGATCAATCTCGATGAGGATACGGGTGATGTCTGCGTGACCAACAAAATCTAGTTGGGTTCCACCTTTAGGGAGCTTGCCAACAATCTTCGGGTCTGGCACAGCGTACTTGGTGAGTACGTCTGCTAACAGTTTCTTTTTGTCTTCCATTATTTCTCTCCTTTGAATCGCATGACTCTGTATTGGCTTGT